GGTTTAAACCGTTTTGTTTTATTATATTTTCTTGTTCTCTTTTACTTAAATCAAATATTTCTTTTTCTTTTATAATTATATCTATTTCTTCTTTAGTTTTACCTGGATACTTGTTTTTTATTTTCTCCATTTTTTTCTCTTGCTTCTTTCTTTCTTTTATATTTTCACCTAAGGCTTCTATGTCTTGGTCTTTTATGCCTAGATCCCATGTGTTCCAGCCTAATGCTAAAGCAACTCTTTGCCAAGTTTCATTTCTACTGTCTAAAGCGTTTTCTAAGTTACGAAGTTTATTAGAAAGTCTAGCTAGTGGTAAATTAGTAATAGCTTCTATAACATTACCTATAGCGCTAAAAGCAGGGTTATCAACTTTAAAACCTCTTTCTCGCATTATATCTCTATTAAATCTTTCAGTTTGTATAGATGAATATATTTTTCTAAGCTTAGAACCAATAGGTGGTGAAAAACTAAGTGCTGTTAATATAGTGTAAGTGTGATCAGGTCTAGTCATAAACTCTTCATCAAGATCTTTGGCTCTTTGTTTTTGATATTCTAACAATGTATTTTTTAATGTAGCAATACCTTTACCGCCATAACCAAATGTTGATAACCAAGAGTCAACAATACCGTTTAACATCCTTTGTGTTTTTTTATCTCTTACTTCATCGTCTTCATCGCCCCAAGAAGCAAATAAAGCAGACTGCAAAGCTGTAAATAATATACCTTGCGCTACACCATAGTAAGCTATTTTAGAAACATGTGTTTTAGTATCACCTCTACGGTTTATAATATCTCTAAATGCTTTGTCCATAATACGACCGTATTGCATTGGTGTGTTTTGAAAAGATAAAATTAATCTACCAAGAGCATCTGCTTGTTGTTGTGATATTAAATCAGGTCTTGCAGACTGCTGTGACACCTCTGTTATTTCTTGAAAATCTAAAAAAGCTTGTTTTTCTGCTTGCTCCTGAGCCATGCCATCTTTAACGTATTTTTTAATTCTATTTCTATAAAACGTAGAACCACCAGAAGCAATAGCAAAACTATCAGCTATTTGCGTAGGTAAAAAACCTATTTTAAGTAAATATCTTATTGCAGCTTTAGCTTGTTCAAAAGCGCCTTTACCAGTAACAGCTTCACTTAACTCTTGTTCGTTAACACCTCTTTGGTTACCAGCACGTCTTTGTTTTAAAAAGTCAGAATTAAATAAAAAGCTAAAGTCTTTCCAAAACTGCTTTTGATTTGCAAACGCAGCTGCAGCTTTAAGTGGGTTGTTATCACTCCAGTTTATATAGTTTATAGAAGATATAGTTTGTAACACAGCAGAACGTATGTTAAAGAACATGATAGCACCTACAGAACCGTTTACCCAGTTTAACCACTCATTAGTTAATCTGCTTTTGTTAGTAGGTCTGTTTCTACCAGTCTTCATACGGTATAATATATCTTGTAAAGCTTCTACAAATTTAGTACCGTATATAACTTTTATTTTGTTCATGTTTTCAGGGCTGAACATTTGATCTACGTTTTCTTGCCACTCTGCTAAATACTTAGATCTTGCATCACCTAAAGCACCATCACTAAACAAATCTGATTTTATATTTTCTGTTAACCAATATTCACCAGGTTCAGTAAAGCTTTGTTGCTCTTTTGATATTGTACCAACAGCATCAGCAAAAGACTGTATATCTGGATTATTTTTTACAAAATCAGTTAAAGCTTTAGTATCTCTTTTTGTCATACCAGGTACTTCAATACCGTTTTTATTCCATAAATATACTCTAACAGCTTGATCAACACTGTAGTTTTCTATATAACTAGGTATATCTTTAAACTTTTTTAACTCAGTAGTTAACTGCTTTTTTACTTTAGGTAAACCTTTTACTAGTTGCATGTACTTTTCCATTGTACGTTGTCTAGCCGTGTTAAGTTCATTTATACCTTTAGCAAAAGGATCTATTAAAGTCTTTTTAAAAAACTTAAACTGTTGTTCTCCTGTTCTACCTTTACCTAAAAAGTTATATAATAAACCAGCAAAATCTTGAGCAGATGGTGGTACTAAATTAAAATACCTACCTTTTTTGCTTCTTAAGTTAGCTTGTACATCTGAAAAACGTTTTTCTGTTTCAACACCAGTAGTTTGCTCTATTATATCATTAAACTGATCACTTACTGATCTACTAAACTTAACTTTAGCTTGTACAGATTTACCTTTAATATCTAACTGATCTATTATATCTGCTACAGCTTTTACATTAGGCAAAGCATCATCAACAAAATATATATCGTTATAACCTTCTGCATATTTACCAGCTATCCAAAGTGCTTTTGCATCACCGGTACTATTACCTAAACCAGTAATGTTTTCTAACGGTATGTTTATACCTTTTGTTTTAAGCCAACCATGTATTGCAGTAGCACTTGCTGGTGGCCTAGCAGTTAGTATATAGTTATTTTTAGCACCGTATTTTTTTATTCTGTTTTTAAGCTTTTGTAACAAAGGACCTTCAACACCACCTCTAACATTTACAAAATCTTTAAAATCAAAAGTATAACCTTGCTCAGCAAGTTTAGAACCTTGTGTTGGCCATTGACCACTAGTTATTTTTATTTCTTTACCTTGTGGACTAGTAGCTATAATAAAATTATCACCTTTATCAATTAACGTTTCATCAAAGTCAAAAGCAGACATACCTCTAGATGTTTGGCTGTATTTTAAAATATTTCTAGTATTTGCTGCTGATTTGCTTTGTTTTGTTAAAGCTATTTGTTTAGCAGCTTCAACAAGAGCTTCGCCTAAATCTTTAGAGTCTTGTTTGTTTTTATATATATTTACTTCAGATTTTTTATATTGATCAGCATTTAGTTTTGGTCTTGCTCTAAAATTTATACCTTCTGCTGTAAACTGAAGACTAATATGTACATCTATATCAGTAGCGTCATCAATAAGTTCTAAATCATTTATTTTTTTACCAGTTTTTTCAAAAAACTTATCAGCGTAAATTTTAGCGTTTTCATAAGACTCACTATCAGTTTTCATTAAGTGAACAGCGCCTTCTATAATTAAACCACTTTGTGCGTTGTTACCTTCGTACTTGTTGTTAACGTAATCATTAAGAGCATACTGCAGGCTTACATTTGTGCTAGTATAAAAACCTTTTTTAAGTGGTTCTAAAATTTCTCTTTGTTTTTTAGTTATTTTGTTAGGATTAGTAATAGGATCTACACCTTCACTTTGCAAAAAAGAATTTATTTCTATAAATAATCTGTCGTTAATTAATTCAGCTATTTTATCATTATAATTATCACCTTTTTCATCTGTAGTTGTATTTTTAGTTGTAGGCACAAACTTACCATTAACAAAATTAAAAGTTCTACTAACCCACTGTGCATCAGCTAGCTTTATTTCAAAACCATATATAACGTTAAATAATTCTAAATAAAGGTCACCATTACCGTCTATTACTTTTGAGTTTGGTGTGTTTTTACTTTGTATATTAACAGCTTTTTGCTCATTTAATACACCTTGATTTACAGTTTTACCAGCTTGTATTGCTTGCTTGAAATCTTTTAAAAGTTCGTTTCTTAGTTGTGGATCTACAACTCTAGCATATTGATCTGATCTTAAAACACCAAAAGCATAGTTTTCAAAAGCTTTTTTATCTTTATTAGACATAGCCTCACCAATAGTAACGCCTTTTCCAGATACTTTAAAAGTTAATTTTTCTGCATACTTTTCAATATCTTCTTGTGTAATTACTCTTTTGTTAATACTTGAGAAACGAAATACTTTTTCTAAATGAAAAGCGAGGTTTGCACTAACGTTAGGTCTATTACTTGACTTATGAAATTTTAAATTAGGATTTCTATTTATAGTAGCAGATAAAACTTGTATATCAGTATCGTCCATAGTTTCACCTCTTAACTCAGCCATTTGTTGTCTTTTTTCAGCAACTTCAGGTTCTTGAGCTACTTGCATTGTGGCATCATAGTTTAATGATGCTGCTACGTATTTAGCTAATTGATCTTTTCTAGTACCTCTAAGACCTGATCTAGCACCTGTTTTAGGATTTATAAGTGGTTGATCAAAAAACGCTATAAAATCATCTTCTTGTTTTTGAGCTATTTTATTTTCTTTTATTGACTCATCAATATCACCTTTTTTGTCTTTAATAAAATCAACTTGATTTATTTTTTGATATAAATTTACAGATTGTCCTTTGTCTATAGTGTTTAAAGCAGATGGTGGTAGTTGATTGTTATCAACAGCTTCTTGCACTTCTTTTTTACTAGTTAGTTTACCTACAAATTTAGTAAAAACTCTTTCGTTATCTGGTACATTTCTTTCTAGCTGTACTAAATCAGCGGTAAACATAGAGTTAATAAGTGGTACTCTAAACTTAGTTATATTACCAATATAATTTCTTTTAGTACCAAGCATGTTTTTAACCTGTTTAAACAAATAAGCAGAAGCTTCACTAGTTAAATCTCTTTGTATTTGCCTAGCTGTTTTACCAGCATCATAAGCCCTAATTAATACTTTACGAGCTGTTTCTAATACAGCGTTGTAAGCGTCGCTACCGTCTTTAATACCTATTGCTTGTCGAAGCTCTGATTTTTTATCTTCTTTCTTTTTTGCTGCTTGAGCTTTTCTTCTAGCTTCTGCTTGAGGTGATATATCTTCTGTTTCAAAAGCTTTAGTTCTAACATCTTCTTCTGCTGCAACTTGTACTTTTACTTCACCTTCTTTTGTTGTTTTACCAATATCAACTGTTGTTTTTGGACCTTTTTTCTCGTATATTTTTTTATAAACATCATCAGCTCTAAAACGAATTCTACCTTGTAAATAACCAAGTAAGCTATCATTTTCTTCTGGTTTAAAACCTCTTATATCTGGTATTAATTGATTAAATACATCATTAACAAATGCTTTTGGAACTGGTCTAACTTTATATTTAGAAGCTATTAAATTATCTAAATAAGCTTCGTTTTCTAAACCAAGATCTTTATCTGTACGTTTTTTTCTCAGCTCTTTGATAATATCGTCAGCCTCCGCTTGATAATAGAAGTTACCTTTACCTTTCTCTCTAAGATTATTACCATCTTTATCTACTTGACCAAGTTTGTCAACTTCTTTTTTAATATTAGCTTTTTGATTAACAGACAAAGATTTTTTTTGTACTATTTCAGTGTCGTCGTCTCTCTTTACTAGTTTAGAAGAAATAATTCTAGCGTCTAGTATTTTAGTGCCCATTAGTTTACCTAGTAAGCCTTGTCTATTTATATTATCTGTGTAGTTTTTAATAAAACGAACTAAGTCTTGTGCTGTTTCTATTTTTACTTCAGCTTTTTTTAAACCAAGTTTACCACCACCTAAACCAAAACCTAATAATATTTTGTCAAACTCACCTCTTAAACCTTTTGACTCAGCGTCTTTTAAATTTATTTTTTCTTTTGATATTAAGTCTGAAAAAACTTCTATATACTCTTCTAAAGCACCTTCTTTTACATTACCATCTTTATCAGTGTAAAACTCATCAATTCTTTTTTGTACTCTTTGAAAAACATCAGTATGGTTTTCTTTTAAATAGTTTTTAAGCTCACTAATTAAAGGCATCATAGAAGCATTGTCAGTTTTAAATTGCCTTGATATTATATAGTGCAAAAGTTCGTGACCAACAACGTTTGTAGCGCCTGCTAAACTTGCTTCTTGTGTGTTTATAATTATTTCAGCTTTACCATCTTTATTCTTACCAATAAATATGCCTTCAGCACTTTCATCAAAATTAGGATCGTTTTTTAACGCGTCTATTTGTTTTTGATTTTCTACTGTTTTAAAGTTTAAATCTTCTCTATTTATACCTTTAAACTTTTTAAGTCTTTCTGCAATTACCTCAGAAGATTTTAAAGCACTACTAAGTATTTGGTCTGTTTCTATATCTTTAGCATTATACTCAGTACCTAATATATCATAGTTTTCTTGAATTAATTTTAAGTTTTCTTTTTCTGCTTTTTCTCTTAAAGTGCTAGTAAGTTTTTTGTTGTTTAATATAGAGTTATTATTGTTTATTATGTCTAAATTTTCTGCATACTTAAACAACTCTTTATTAGTTAAGTTATCAAAAGAAGTATTTAAAACTTCTGATAATGCATCTCTTCTTTTAATTTCATTATCTAAATCTTTTTGTAAAGATTTTTTAACATTAGGATCAGAAGTCTGAGATATATCTACAGCTAAATCTGTTACTCTTTTAGCACTTGCAAAATATTCGTTTTTCCACTTGTTAGGAGATATAATTTTAAATAAATTTGACTTATCTTTTTGATTAAGCTTGTTAATAGTTGTAAACACGCCACTAGCTCCACCACCTAATATAAAAGCTGGTAAAATTGCATTTACAATATTATTCATATATTGTTTTTTATCAACATCATCACCATAAAACCTAACATCACCATAAGTTTGTATAACGGCGTTAGTAGCTTCTGTTAAAGCTTCACTTGTACCACCTACAAGTACATTTTTAAAAAAACCTTGAGTAAAACCTTGTGTGTAATCTTTTACTATTTGTTTGTTTAATTGTTTACCTGTTTGTCCTATACCGTTTAATCCTCTTAAAAACTTACCACCAACATATTCTGTGAGCATCTCAGAACCACCAGCAAGCAAAGAGTTAAATATTATATCTTTTCTTGTCTGATCAGTTCTTTTAAATATATCTTCAGCATACTTACCACCAGCAGTGCTAGTACCAGCAACAACGGCGCCTGCTATTGGATTTATAAGAGCTAGAACAAGCGAAGGAGCGCTTTGAGCAGCACTGTTAATTGCAGCTTCGCCCACTGCTAAATATTCATTTTTATCTATTAAAGCAGCAATATCTAGTGGATTACCAAAACCATCGGTATAAGTAGTACTAGTATAATCTTGTACACTTTTTCTCAACGCATCTACATCATTTCTTCCAGTTAATTCATTATATGCAGTAAAAAAACGTTTTTGTCCTTCTACACCACTAAAAGCAATGCTAAAAGGATCTTCTATGCCTAATAAATCAGCTGTAAGCTCTCTAAAATTAAGTCCTACTCCAAGAGCAAAATCTTGAACACCATAAGATAAACCAATAACACCGTCAAAAAAATCAACAAGTGTAGGAATAACAAATGTATCTTCAAACTCAGTACCAAATAACTTAGCATATTCAGACTTTTGCCTTATTACTTGATCTTGCTGATAAAGCATACCTTGTGTTGGTCTACCTAAAAAAGAAGCTCCTAGTTGTTGACTAGCTGAAACGCCGTTTTTGTTATTACTCATTTAATACTTTTATTTATTTTTATTGACCTGATTCGTTTATTAAACCTACTTCTACTCGCGCAATAGATCTATCGTAAGCTAATTGCTGTTGTAAGAAATTAATTAATCCGTCTTCATCTTTTTTTCTTCTATCTCTAGAGGCTTTACTAGCTATACCAAATAAACCGTGTCTATTTATGACAAATGTATGACTCTTTTTTCTACCATCAAAAGCAGTGTATGTTATTTTTATTTTATCATCACCAGCTCTTTCCATATAAACAGGTAAACCTTCAAGATGCTTACCTAATAAATTAATAACATCGTTTCCATTAGAATAATCTAATATATATCTGTCTGAACTTCTTGAACCTCCACCACCTTTTTGTCTAATATTTGTTATTTTAGCATCATTGTAGTTTAAAATATTATTATATTTTTTTGAACCTGTAGTTTCTTTATAAATAAGTATTGATTGTTCTATTTTAGCATCTACAAACTCTTCTGCTTGAGTATAAGAAATTCCATAAGCATTTCTAAAAAATGCTATAGCATCGTTTCTACTGTAAGAAACGTTATTTGTTATTGGTACATTGTTATCTGTAACAAAATAAGCCTGTCCATTTCTAAAAACCATTTGAGCATTAGGATAATCTGTACGAGGACCATCACCAACAGACATTGTTCTAGTACCAACTTTTACTCTTACTAAATTTCCGTCTACAATAGAATTATCATCAGAAGAAACAGCACTCCAATTAGTTCTAATATCATTGTCGTCATCTGGATCACCACCACTTCTTTGGTTTGGATCTGTTTGATTTGGATCTGTTTGATTTAGATCTGTTGTTATAGTTGATTTTTTACCTTCTATAATCTTTTGATCAATTTGTTTTTTATACCACTCTAAAAACTGTGTTTGTAAAGTGTCTTGCCCACCTTTACCGTTGTTATACATTTGTGTAACATCTTGGCTTCTCATTAATTGTATTTTTTCTTCTATTTCAGCTGCTGATAAATCATCACCGTAATGCTGGCTTATAACTTGCTCTAAAAAAGTATCTGTATTCATACCAGCGTAAATACTATCTTCATCGTTACGAAGTCCATCGAATATTAAAGACTTTATACCATCAGGCCCAACATCATTTAAAGTAGCTATTTCTTTTTTTATTAAAGTATTGTACATTGGCTCGTCAATACCTATACCTTGGTTTATAAGTTTCTGTGCATTACCTCTTATTATTATATCTTGATTTACAGCGCCATTATGTATTGTTGTAGGACCATCACCTATTTGCGATAAGTCTATAATTTTTGTTTCACCAACACCAGATTTTGTTCTATACTTAGCAGCATCTTCTTCTGTCATGTACTTATCAAGATGTTGTTTGTTTAATTTACCTTTTTGTGCCAAATACTTGTCATAAGCTTCTCTTGTTTTAGGTCCAAATTTACCATCTACTTCAAGCGCTTTACCTTCATTGTCTGTAATACCAAGAGTATTAAGTGCGTTTTGAATTTGTTTAGTAATACTTTCTCCATATCTTTCAGCTTTATTGTTAGTAAGATTTCCTGAATATTCTGCTTGATCGCTATACCAATGTAAATCTTCTAAAGCAACAGCTCTTTTATATTGTTCACTATTAGGATCATCACCTTTACTATTTCTTAAAATTTCAAAGGTTTTATCATCGTAAACAGCTCTATTTCCTCCAGTATTATCATCAGGTATATCATAAATATTTGTACCTTTTTCATCAGTCCAAACTAATTTACCATCTTGTATTTTTATATTTTTACCATTACTAGTATAAATATCTTTCCACATATTAATAGTAGTAGGGTCCATACCTTTACTCCATTGAGACTCATCTGTGCCAGCATTTCTTATTTCTAATAACTTTTTATTTACAGCATCAAACTCAACTATAGATTTTTGATTTGTTTCTACTCTATTTTTTATTTCTTCATATCTTTCGTCGTTAGGGCTTAAACGAGATAACATCCTTAAATCTTCTTTAGTTTGAGCACTAATGTTTTTTATTTCATCTGCAACAGGCATTGGGTTATCGCTTTGATCACCAAATATAGTAGTATCATCAAATTCTGGCATACGATTTTTTAACAAAGTAAATCTAGCCATAGCAGCTGCTTCACGTTTTTGTATTAAATCTATTGTAGGTAAAAATAAATTACGTAAATCTCTTTGCGTACGAAGTAAAGCACCTTCACCTTGCGCTCTATACATAGCGGCTTGCTTGCTATAAACATCTTTACCAGTTGGTGTTTCTATTTTAGAAATATAATCGTTAATAACTTTATTATCAACTGTTTTTGCTGTAATAGCGCCAGCTGTAATACCTAAAGCTTGATCAGCTTGAAAAGTTGCTTTTTGACTAAAATCAAAAGCTTGTATTGGATCTAGCTGTAAAAGCTTTATTTGCTCTTCTGATAAATCTTCTATTTTTATATCGTTTTCTGCCATAATCTTATTAAAATGTTAAATTTGGTGTGTAAGAACCTATATCAAAAGGTCTAGGTGAAGTAGTAAACATACTGTCATCAACTCCTAAAGTTAGATTATCAATTGCACTACCGCCTCTAAGTCTAGGATCTAACGCTGTTGAGTCAATTAAAGATCTTTGGCCTAATGAAGCGTTTGGCGCACCACTACCACCTCCACCAAAGAGACCAGCAACATCTTGTCTAAACAAACCAGCTCTATCACCACCTGGTAAATAAAGACCGGCTATACCACCAACTGCTTGACCTAAACCACCTATAAACTGAGATCTCGCTGTTTGTCTAGCTCTATCTGCTGCCATTTTTCTATCCATACTTAAACCAAACATTTGTTGTGTTCTAGCATCTTCTTGTGCTTTTCTAAGTCTTTCTCCTTCTAATTTCATTTGATCAATACCAAACTGTGTGCTTGCTTGCAGCTTGTCAATACCAAACTGGCTAGTTCTTCTTTGTTGTTCACCTTGTATTCTAGCTAACTCATTAGCTCTTTCTTGTCTTGCTATATCAAGAGAAGCTTGACGTGCTTGCCCAGAAGCTATATTAGACATTGATTGCGCTAAACCAGCTACACCAGAACCACCAGCAACACCTCGTAGTTGTTGCATTAAGTTAGCCTGTGACTGTTGTTGCTGTTCTCTTAAAAAATCAGCAGACTGCATGTTAACACCTAAGTCTTCGTATAAGTTTTCAGCATAAGGATTTTGCAAATTAGTATAAGGGTTAGTTAAATTTTCATATGGGTTTACATATTGTATACTTTCAAAAGCTTGTTTTCTTCTTTTAAACTCTTCATTTGCGGCTTTTTGCTCTCTTCTTCTTCTACCAGCACCAAACAAACTACCTATAGAGCTAATTAATCCAGGTGCTACTGCCATACCTACTTGAGCCATTGTTAATGGGTCAGCTCTAAACGGTGAGTTTTTTCTTTTAAAAGGAGATCTATATCCTACTATATTCATATTCTTTGTTTTATGTATTTATAATTACACTTTTTATGTTTTATTTACTACTTTGTGTTACTTCAGAACCTATAGCAAATAATTCTATTTTTCTATTAGTATCTGCAGACAGCCTTGTTTTAGCAAAATAACCTTTTACACTTTCGTTATTATAAAAAGGTTTTTTAAACATAAAAAAAGTTTCGTTGTTAACAAAAGCCGGTGCTGTATTGCTAGCTACTTCTACAAAATTACTACCAATATCTGTTATTGGACCTATTAATGTAAGTGTAGATTGACCACTAGATGTTATATACGAATAGTATAACTCATCACCTACTTGAACTGAAGTATTTATATTTTTAGAAAAGTTTATTCTATCTGCCATAATTCTAACTTAATGTTGATATTGGTATTGCTCTGTCTATATCGTAAAAAATATCTGTACTAATGCTTGGAAAAGTAACTATTGTTATTCTGCCACTTATAAAAGCAATTGGCGCAGCTCCTAAAACAAATACTCTAGCGTTATCTGAAAGCTGTTGATTACCACCTACAACTATTGATGTTCCTAAAGCGTTAACTGTTGATATTAAATTGTTATCACTACTAGTGTCTACACCAGGCCCAAATATTCTAGCGCCACTACTAACGCCGTTTACATTATCAACTGTTAATGTTGTACCGGCACTACCCATAGTACCATTAATAATGAAAAAACCAAAAGGTTCTTCTTTACCTTCTGTGATATTACGTACAGCGTGACGACTAGCTGGCTCTACTTTAAAATTATTAAACTGAAAAGCACCACCTGTAGACCGTGTTATTAAACTACTGCCATAAGCTCTAAACTCTACATCTTTTGCGGTGCTCCAGCTATGAGCACTTGATAGTGTAACAGTTTTATTGTCTACGTCTATAGCAGTAATAGTTGGAAAAGTAAGTACACCTAAAGTACCAGATGTAGTAACACTGCTGCTTTCTATATCAGCTAAACTCATGCCAACAACTAAGTTGTTTACATTATTTAAAACCATAGCTGTAGCGCTACTACCACTGCCAACTGTTTCTTTTGTTTGTTTTGTAAAAAAGTCACTATCTATAGGCTGTAAACTATCAGCTACTTTTACTGTTTTACTACTTTCATCAAATTCAAACTTGTAACCATGAAATACACCATCGCTATCTCTTAACTGATAATCAGTAATAGTAATTGTGCCGCCAGGCGTTTGGTTTGCACTACCAGTAGTACTTCCAACGTTAGTACCTAAGCCAACGTAATTAGAAGTGTTTAAAGTACTTTGATCAGATGAAGTACTAAACCTTACAGTAACATCTGCATATTGAGTTATATCCTTTTTAACAAAAAAACTATTAGTACTCTCTGTTTGTGTGTCAAAAATAGACTCTGCAAAAAGCAAAAACCTATATTCATTACCAGCTGAAGAAGCAGGAATTTTAATTGTAGTTTCATAAAAATCACCAAGTATAGTTTGGTTTTTTAAAGTATTTTCAGAAGTAAAAGTATTAGTAAAAGCATTTGTTTTAAAGTTATAAAACTTATTAGGAGTAGAACTATCTTTTATTTGTAAACTAAAAACAGCACCATTTTCTCCATTAACTCTACATGTTAATATTTCGGCTGAACTTCTTAAAACTTGTTTGTTAAACTTTATGTTTTTTATTTTTTTCATGCTATATGTTTATTTGTATACTATCAGCAAAACCTATACCTTGAAAACCAAAAGAACTAGTGTCAGGTTGTACTTGTACTCCTTGTATTTCTCCGTTGTTAACTATACTAGCAAAATATTTATTTTCTTTTTCAATAAAACCATTAAGCGTTATACCGTCATCATTTAAATCAGTGTTAACAAAATCACATGTCCAGCCTTGTTGGCCATCATAATTTAAAGTATTAAAGTTTTTTATTGTTGTTGGCGCGTCGTTAAAAATAGTTGTAATATAAGATTTTTGTGGTTGTTCATAGAAGTTATTATACACAGTAGTATCATGCGTATATAAAAAGCCTAGTCTCGTAGTAAAATATGTATTTACACAACTAATACCTGCTTCTTGTATAAAACCTTTAAAACTAGTCCAACCTCTTACTTTTTCTTTATAAGATACTGTTACAGAAGATAAAGTATCTTTAAAATCTGCAGAATCGTCAAAGTTAGCACCAGAGTCAAATGTTAAATTATAACTGTCTTTATTTGTATCGTAACTTCCAATAATATTAAAATATTCATCTTTAAATTTATCTCTAAACCAGTCTTTCATACCAGCATCAGATATAGGTGTTAAACCATCCATTGATAGCCTAAGTACCGCGCCTCTTTGTTTATCTGTAAAATAAGCTCTATATGAAGATGATGCAAAGCTTTCTGGATTTTTAGATATACCATATTCACCAACAAAGGGTCTTGACTGGCCTAAAACTCTATTAGAAGCTATTAACTGAGGATTACCATCAGCATTAAAAACAGCATCTTTATCAGCAAATATTTGTACTATTTTGTCTTCACAAAGCGCTATTAAATCACTATCTCTAGCAAATAATTTTTGTATACTTCCATATGTAGGCTCTAGCTCTTTAGTTATTTTTTCAGCTTGTATAAACTGATTTAAATCATTTAAACTAGTGTTTTTATTATAAAGCCCAGAGAATATTAAACCGCTTGTTCTATTGTCTTCTAAATACTGTTCTTGCAGCGTTGTAGAAGCTTTTACACCGTTTTTAATAAACTGTTGATTAAAATCATCACGTATTCTATTTGATTCAACACCGTTACCAAAACTAAAGCAATTAAAATAAGATAAACCTACTTTAACAGGTTCTGGTTTTAACTTAACCTTTGTTATAAAATTATAATTTGTACCTTGTATATTATGCGTAGTACTAAGAATACCACCAGAAGTAGCGTTATCATTTAAAATTTCTTCTATTTCATATGTAATAAAACTATCGTCTTTTTTATAAAAAGTCAGTGTTGTGCCTGCAAAAACATTGTTTTGATAATTAACACTTGTAAGTTGGTTACCAGTTCCTTGTGCAAGCAAACCAATATCTAAGTCTACTATATTTCCAATCCAGTTTCTTACTTTGTTGTTTAGTGTTGTACTACCAATTTGTTGTATTATAACGTTAGCAGAGCTTAAACTACTTTTAACTATATTACCTACAGAAGATGTTATATGTCCTTTTGTGCTATCGTTTACATCAAGCTTAAGTGGATATGCTTGAGAGGCTTCGTAGTATATGTCTAAATCTAATTGTTCTTTTGGTTCTGTTTCAAATATAGCAGGATTATCACTTACTTCAGCGCTGTTTTCTGAAACGTAAGGTTGAAAAAACTGAATAAAATCAGACTCAATAGTGGTACTTGGTCCACCTAAACTTTCTGGATCTGTAAGTAAGGCTTGCGGATCTTTATCTAAACGAATTATATAACAAACTCTTCTGTTATCTGCAGCGCCAAAACTTCTTATAGCATTTGTAAGATTTGTAAAGGCTTGTTGATGTCCTGAATTATCTACCGATGCTTGTATAAATTTATGCCAAGCATAGTGAACAGTAGTTTGATCTTCTACAAAATCTGTGCCATCAAACTTAATTTTTCTGTTCCATGAAGTGTGGTTGTAAATTCTTTTTACTACTGGTTGTTCTAAAATAGTAAAAACTTCCCCTGAAGTGTCATTATTAAATGTGAACTTACTACCTATTGTGAGTTGATCTATAAATTCTTTATTACCAGCATTGTAATTACCAAGCACTGTATTACCAACCGGATCCCACTGTGTATCTCTTTTTAATTCTAAATCTGGCGTGCTATTGTTTTGAGTAACGTTACAAACTAATCTAGAATAAGCACCTTGTCTATTGTTGTTTTGTATTGCTTGTAAGTTAATTTCAGCGTCAGTATTGTGTTCTGTAGGTTCATTAGTGCTGTTATCGTACCATAAATCAAGATCAAGGTTATTAGGATTTAAGTCTGCATCGCTACCTGTCCATAAATCTACACCTACTTTAGAAAAAGATAAATGTAAGTAGAAGCCACCTTGCTCATAAACGTCTTCTAAATACTGCGCACCACCGAAAGCTTGACTTCTCCATCTTTTAAAACCAACAGTGTGTTGCTGATTAGCTGTAATAATACCTTCAAGACCGTTAATCATATCACTATCAAAGCTGTAGTAATCATTTATAGTTGACGAACTATAGAAGCCTTGCGTATAAATACTCCAACCTGTTATTAAATTACCACCTGGAGCACTCATCATAACGCCGCTACCAGAAACATCAAGACTATAATCATTAGCAATAGTCACAGGATTAATACCAACAACATTACTTATTGGCCCATAACCAGGCGCGCTAAGATCTGGACTTTCAGTAGTTTGATGTGAAGCAAAATACATTGAGTCAACAAACCACTTGCCTTTAAAATTTGGATCACTACTTGGGTTTAAAGCTTGTTGCCATTCAGTTTGGGTATCAGTTTGATTGCTACTTGATACATTTGTTGTGTTAGTCTGTGTGTATTGTACTGGTGCGCCTTGAAATAAATTAGCATCTACTAAAGAAAATATTTCAGTCATAGCTGTAAATATTTGTTCAAAAGAAGTACTTATTTGAGTTTCTATATATTGAGCTGTTATTATATTAGAAATTATTTTAACAAAAAATCTACCTTGAAACTCTTCCCAGTTTCTATTTATTTCTAAACGTATTGTTGTTTTTAAAGTAGGGGTTAAAACACCAGTAGAATCTTCAACCCATTGATCTTCAGTTTGTATAGGTTTATCTAAAGCTATTTTATAAAGGTTGGATGGTGTTGGTGCAAAAGGATCTACTCTAGATAAAGAAATTACTTCATATCTTTGAGAGTTTATTATAGTAGCGTTAAAATCTTTTTGAAATTTAATAGAAATACCTATGCCTTGTTTAAATAAAGCTTCTAAATCTTCTCCACCTTCTGCAAATATAGCTTCTTCGTTAATAATTAATTTACTATCACCTTCTCTTGGTTGGCCAGCTGCTTGAGGATATAAACTAGTACTGCTTCCAGATAAATCACCATTACCATCAAAGGTACCTAAAGTTTTGTATTTAGATCTAATAAACTCTGGAGCTTCGTTAGATATATCAATTACTTTAAACTTATTGTCATCTTGAACTTGATTATCAGAATTTATAGATTTTTTTAATATTAAAAAGTCATCTTCTTTTAATTTATTTCTGTCTGAAGAAGGAAAAGAAAGCCATAAGTTACCGTCTTCTTCTGCTCTATACACTCTATCTAAAACTAAATTGTAATATTCAGAAGCAGTTTCTTTTACAAATATTTTAAAAAACGCAGCGTCAGTATCTACACCTAGCTTTGGTAAATTATTAATTTCAAGTTGAAGTGATCTAGAAGCGTTACCTATAAAGTTTGTTGTAATATCATCATCAAAAGGTATTGTTACAGAACTTGTGTTACCAGCGCTAAACACGGGTGTTTCTCTTCCATATAAATCTAAAAAGCTTATACCAACTTGATATGTTCTTAAACTTTTTGTAGATGGTTTTGAACCGTCTTGTGACAACAAACCATAATAATCTGCTCTGTCTATATGAGAAACAGTAATTTTATTTTCAAAATCAGTTAATTTTAAGTTTTGAGTGTAGTTACCGTATATTAATCTATTAGCTGTAAAGTCTTGTGCTTTTGCTCTTTTAGGTACATTGTCATAAGGACGCAGTAATTGATTTTCAGGAATAGCAGCGTATATTATATCTGTTGATATAGAAAAAAAACCAGTGTCACTAGCGTTCGGACTACTATTATATAAACTAACTGTTGATGCAGAACCGTCTACAGTTGTCCATGTAACGTTGTTTGTGCCGTCTACGTTTTTTGGTTTTATAGTGTCTAAAGAAAACACAGTAGTTGAGTTTTCAGGTTTATATAGTAAATCTATTTCAACAACGCCTTCTGGTATATCGTAAGTAACAAAATCTTTTAAATCTATTCTAGTAATACTATTTTCCATAGCAGAGTTATAAGGTTCTCTAGTAGGATGTATATTAAACTCACCTGTTTTAAAACCTACCTCTGTAAAAGGCCCAAATGCAGAGTATTCACCGTCTTGATATTTATACCTGTATGCAAACCTAGGAAAACCTCTTTCAAAAAGTATACGTGTTAAATTTTCTACTATAAAATTGTAAGAAACGTCTGTAATAGGTATTGGATCAGTAACCGATAAAACTGTATAATCTATTCTAGCAACTATATCTTCTGTTACAGTACCGCCACTAGTAGGTGCGCCACCACCCTCATAAAATATGTTATCAATTTTTATTTTTAGTTGTGCGTTGTTAGGTAAAGTTCCTACTAAATTAGGATCACTTAATAACAAAACATCATTAACTTGAAAAAACACACCAGCCAAACTATCTCTTATAGCATAACTGTATGTTCCTGCAGGATAATTATTACCAGCATTATCTATATAAGCATTAGTACTTGTGTTTGCTGGAAAAACAGTTGTCATTGGTAAACTAAATTTTATAGGAGGAATATTACTAGAACTAGTAATAACATCGCCAGTTTGTAAACCAGCTAAAGTAACAGGTATTATTTGTATTAGATCTGGATTTGAAAATTTATCATAGCTAAGATCTTTTTTTATAAACTCTAAAACCGGTGGTTTTGTAGGTTTTTGCTTTATAACAGTAATTTGTTCTTTTTTTATAGGACCTTTGTTTTCTCCTAAAACAAAAAAGTCACTATTAACACCAAGGTTAGTGTGTTGATTTATTCTAAACTGTTCTATGTTTATTTTTTTAGGTTCTGTTACGCCGTCTGTAAAAAACAAAAAGTCATCTACAATATTTATACCTGTTATATAGTTTTCTTCGCTAAATTCTAAAACAGTGTTGCTTGTGTCTACAATTATAGGTGTTGCTTGCTGTAAATCAACATTATACTCTATTATAGCACTTTTAACGTTATTTTCTTCTACAACAAACCAATAAAATCTATTATTTTTTTCATCAGATATAGAGCCAACACATAACAACTCATTAACACCAGACTCTTCTCCATAACTAACCAACAGTTTGTTACCTAAAACGTTTTGAACACTACCTACATCTGAATCTTCAGATGTTGATACCTGTACGTTTAAAGCTTCTCTATATTCTCCGTTAGGTATTAACCTTTCGTCAAGATCTAAATTCATACGACCTTGAACAAAACTGTTTTTTATTTCAGGCATTTAATTAATGTTTTATTTGTTTTGATTTACCTCTAAGTGTCTGAACTAGTTCTTCTAGTTTTAAATTTGATAACCTTAACTTTGCTTGTCTTATAGCAGCAAACTTTTCTCTTTTATATCTACGTATTATGTACTCGGGCGTGTTTATTCTAGTAGATAATATGTAGTATATTATACTTTTGTACATAGCTTCTTCTGCAAACTTATGCACTTGCATCTCATCATCTGTACCTAAACTATCACTAATATAATCTAGCACAACTGTTTTTCCTGCTAAATTAGAACTAAAGTGTATCTTACCTCTTAAATTATCTATATAATACGAGCCATTATCTTGCGCGTGCGCTGGGTCTAAACCATATCTTCTACCAACGTTTGCTTCAAATATATTGTCATCGTAATCATAGTCGTGCTGTTGATTTTCGCTAATTTTACTTGATTTATAATTACTCCAAGTTGTAGATTCACCGCCTTCAACTAAGTTAGATGAAATAGCATCGCAACTTACAACTATATCATCAATTATATTTTCGCTACTAGCTATTGAGCTGTCAGTAAAATCTTCTATAAAACTAGTTACTAAAACATATACTTCTGTTTCGTTGCTAACATCAATATCTGTTATTGAAAGTGTTGATTCCGTATTTAAACCATCGTTAAAAGTTAACAAAGCTCTTGCTCCACCAGCAGTATATAAATCAAATATTTCGTCAGTATTGTTAAAAGATGGGTTGTTGATTTTGTTTGGATTATTTATGTCTGGATCAAAACCTGGATATGTTAAACTACTAATACCAACTCTTAATGTACCTACGCCTTTTCCAGTTGCCGCAGCTGCAGATCTTCCAACTGCTGATAAATCTATAGTATCTATATCAGTTACATTTATTTTTTGTCTACAAGTATAAGCTCTACTTGTTGTAACACCTTGTATTGTATTTCCCGCGTTATCAAATGTAGTTGCAGTGCTTCCATGTTCAAAAACTAACTTTTGATTAACAACATGTATTTTATCGTTATTTGTTGCTGATACGTTTCCTTTTACCCAGTCTTCAGAAGGTGAAGGAGGTGGAGATGAGCTAGGTATGTCATCGCTAAAATCACCGTTAAAAATTATATCTGCATCAATACCAAAATCATAAGACTTATCATCTTTTTGAGATATTTTAAAAGGATTTTGTGTGTCACTCGTGGGATACAAAGGGTGCTTAACACCAGCATTGTCTACTGATAAAACCCTAGTATAATTAACATAATCGTGCGGAAGTATCATTGTTAGCGAGGGTGGTAAAATTATTTCTTGAGATTTTATGCATTTAAGAGTATCAAAAGATAATTCAGCTAAAGATCTTTGCGCATAGAAACGCACGTCTCTTGTACTAACTTTACTTATTATTTTTTCTTCGCCAGTGTAAACTATTAAAAACTGTCTTATAATATTGTTAAGTGATGTAAACTGGTAGTTACCAAAAGCTGATGGATTATTGTAATAATCGTATTGTGATTGTTCTAGTATTCCCATTTATTATTGTTTTTCTTGTTGAATATTTTTTATGTCTTCTTGTGATGCTATTGATAAAAGATTATTATCTTTCATAGCTATAGCTGCTAGTTGTAATATTTTTACAACTAATTTTGTTTCTTCTGAACCATGTAAATCAAAGTCTGAAGACAAGTCTGAGTTGTAAACAGGGTTAGAAGTACCACCAATATCAACACCGTTCCACTCTACTTTTCTAGGTGTTCTTATATAACTAACTAAAACTCTGTCAAAAGGCTTGTTAGTTGAAGGGTTGATTAATGTACTTAATCTAGGATATGGATATACTCTTATTCTATTTAGTTCAAAGTTATTACCCCTCGTAAAATGAGTATATACAGGGTACTCTTGAGTAAATCCTAAAAGCGGTGATAAACCAAAATTAGAAAGATCTTTTATCTCTATACGCTCTGCTTTTCTAAAACCTGGTAATCTTTCATAATCAATTCTTACCATTTCTAATCTATAAAAATTGTCAAAATCTACATTAAGATTAACATCTCCAACTTTACTTATAACAGTAGCTACATTATCATACGTTTGAAAGTTAGATATTTTTTCTTGTAGTATATCTATAGGATCTGCAACTACAGTTTGATTACCGTTACGTCTACCAAATTGAGCTCTATCATAAAAATACTGTTCAAAAATATCCATTTGAGCTTGATTAGCAAACAAGTTAAACTTTACTGGAGGTATATAACCTCTTTGCTCTTTATTAGCTAAAGCTAAAACTCTTTGATATACTGTGTCTACACTTACTGGCATAATTTTTTAATTTGTAGTTTGTAATCGCCCCGTAGGGCGACTACTCCTACAGTTTGATTAATTTAATCGTTTTTCTATATTTGAATATATTTCCATACCTTCATCAGTTTTAAACCAATGTGCTAAAGCAGTATATGGATGCTCGTCAAACGGTACTGTCATTATTTTTCTATCATTAGAACCCCATAAAAAGTTTCTTTGATCTTTAGATAATTTAATAATACCAAGTTCAACAGCTTTAATACCAAAGTTTCTAAGCTGTACATTATCATCAGCAGCTAACTCTAAGAACAAACTAGGGTTGTTACGAGCAAATACTAATAAATCACGTTTAAGCTCCTTAGAACTCATCTTAGACACTGCAGATCCAACCTCTACACGCATAATAGCTTCTGCTAAATCTAAATCTATTTCTCTAGCTATAACTATAGCATCTGCTTCTAGTTCTAATATTTCAATATCACTAGCAGCTTCTTGCACTGGGTTATACTCATAAAAAATATTATCTTTATAAGGATGTATGTCTAAAAGTTTTTGTAATACTGTTTTTTCTTTTTCAACAAATAAAGCTCCGTTTCTAAAAATTATATGTTCTAATCTTTGATCGCCAATCATTTCGTCAACAAAAGGAGTTTTTTGGTTTTGACAATATTTAAGTTCTCTTTCATAACCTTTTTCTTCATCAAACCAGTATATGTTAGTTCCTTTTAACATATATGATAAAGGTTTTTTTCTACCTTTTAAATAATAGACTCTATCTTTTATTTCCCACTTTGGTTTTTTTATTTCAACTTTTTTAGGTGTTGGTGTTTCAACAACTGGTGTTTCAACAACAGGTACCTCTACCTCTTCTTTTTTTGTTTTCTTTGCCATAATATAATATATAATAAAATTAATAAAATAAAAGGCCGGGGCCGAAGCCCCAGTCTTTTAAAAATAGTTTACTGCATTAACATAAAGTTGTTTGCACCTTGAGTAATCAAACATCTTTCAGTTAAGAAGTGTATTTGCATCGCGTCTAAAGCAGATGTAGCAGCACCAACAGAACCAGTAACCCAAGACTTCATTCTTCGGTCATCAGTTTGTGAAGCTCTAAATCTTACGTGCAAGAAAGGACGTCTCATGCTAGCGCCAACTGTTTGATCATAAACAGAAGAAGTACCAGCAGGAATTAAGACACCTCTAATCGCGTTAGCAGCGTTAGCAGCGTTAATACCACCTCTTGTAGCTAAATCATTTAAGTATCTAAAGTCAGACTTATAGAAGTCGTAAGAACCTCTTCGGAAACCAGAGAAACCTAAATTTAACGCCATGTCTTCAGAGTTTTGGAATACCCCGTAAGAAGTACCACCAGCACCGTAAGAGTTCATAGAAGCTAACATATCATCAATAGCCAAGCTAGTTGATCTGTTAACAAACATCATGTACTCTTCAATAGCACCTTGTCTATCAAACTCAGCAAGTATTGCATCGAACTCAGCTAAATCAGTAGCAGCATTAATACCATTTACACCGGTAGTAATATTACCTCTATCAGTAATAGCCGCGAATAAACCTTCAGTACCTACATTTCCAGCACCAGCAGCAGATCCAGCTATAAGGTTAGATCCATCAGCTAAGGAAGCAGCAGCGTTTAATTCACTTTCTAACATTGCCATTTCAATGTAGTCAGCAAATCTAGCTCTAGTGTCAGCTTCAGCTTTTAAGTACCATAAGTAACCAGAAGCACCCATTTCAGTAGAAACTTCTACCCAACCAATTCTAGAAGCATCAGAACCTGAAACTTCGTAGTAATCTTTCATGATTATTGGTTTGTTAGTAAAAGATCTAAAGTCTGGCTCGTTAGCACGTCTACCAGTTTCTTCAGTAGTAGCAGCACCACCAGTCATGTAAGAAACTCCTTTACCAAACTCAGATCCATAAACTAATATAGTTGTACCATTAGCAGTAGCGTTTGTTGGTAAGTTAGCTTGTCCGTAAGGAGCTACATCTATTGTAGCAGCTCCAGCCGCAGCTGTAACAACTAAACATTTAAATATACCATCAGAGTTTGAAACAATAACAGTATCGTTTACTCGTATACCGTGGCTAGTAGCAGTAAAACCTGCAGTACCATCAATGTCGTTTTGAATTGTAATTTGAGTTGTAGCACCAGTACCAGCGTTTGCACCTCCGGTTGTGTTGTTTACGTTACCTGTATAAGATAAGTGTAATCTACCTTGCTCAGACCATACTACTTGATCAGCAGTCATAGCCTCTTCTGCACCAACTTGTGATAAGAAACCTGAAATAGTTCTTGGTCCGAATACTTCAGCTTCTCTTTCCATCAAGTCAGGCACATATTGTTGCGCCCAGCCTTCATTTGCTGTTGACGCAAGATCTAAATAATTTGTAGATAGTGCTTGCTGTTGTGGAGCAGGAACACTATTCAAATTAGGTCCATTTGTAATTGCCATAATTTTGTAATTTTAATTTGTTATTTTCTGTTTTTAATTCTAAATTTGAAGTCATTTGAATTATTACCTAACACTTTTACTTTCATACCGCCTGTATTAATCTGACCGTTAAACTCTTGTCTAGGGTCCATACTAACGTTTTTTGATTTAGCTATACTTTCTTTTAAAGCATCAGCTTTACCTTGTTCGTAAAAGTGTTTTGCAATAGCATCAGCATTCATGGCTGTAAATAAAGACTTGTGATAGCCTTTAGTATCTTCCATTTCATTATTTTTATTTAAGAACTTCTTAACAAAATTATTAATGTCACTTTGATTTTCTTTAACAGAGCTAGTATCTTTTATATTATATCTAAACTTTTTGTCGCCAACGTTATATTCAAAACCTTTGAAATCTTTGTTAAACAACTGATTAGTTTTATTTAAAAAAGTACGAGTCTGTTTTTCAGCTACTTGTTGCTGTTCTTTTGACTGTTTTTTGTACCTGTTGAAAAAGTCAATAGCTTTTTGCTGTTCATTAGTTAGCTTATTGCTATATTGTATTTCTTCATAGTACTTGGTTTTTGCACTTTCTAAGTGCGACTTTGCTTGAGCAACTTGCTCCTTCAAAGCTAGTTTTTTTCTTTTTATATCTATATCTTCATCCACTTCTTCGTCAAAAGAAAAAGCGTCTTCCATCATAAAGTCTACTTCTTCTGAGTTAAGATGTGGTTTTGTTTGTTTGTAAAATTCTCTTAATAACGATAAGTTATCTAATTGAGAATAATCTTGATTTAATCTAACATAGTCTTCTAAACTACCACCAGTTTCGTTCATAAAATCCACAAGTTTTTCTATGTTTTCTGGAAGTGGTTTACCTGTTTCTTGTGCTTCAGCTACAGCTTCTTCTACTTCTTCTACAAGTTCTTCTACTTGTTCTTTTACTTCTTCATCTACTTTTATTTCCTCAACAACGGGTGTTTCTTCATCTTGAACTTTGTCGGCGCTTTCTCCGGTAGGTTTTTCATTTGTTGTTTCGACGTTTTCTTCGAGTACCTTTTCGCTAGTTTCGGATTTGTCGCGTACAGGAACCTCATCTGTGCTTTGCTCTGGAACGGCATCTGTTTCTGGTTTTTTAGTTAAATCTACTTTAGTGATATTATCACTATTTTGTTCTTTGTTTTTACTAAGATCTACCTTAGTAACATTATCTGTTTCTTTTTTATTTTTTGCCATAATATAATATAATAATAATTAATAATTTTTATCTAGGTCCAAACTGTGACAAGTCACTTATAGACTCAAGCCCTAATACATCATTACCTGATGACTCAAAGTTTTTAGGCGGTTGGTTGCCTTTTCTTTGTTCTATTAGTTCAGACTGTTGACTAGCTTGTATTCTAGTTCTTTCATCTTTACGATCTTCTTTTTGTTTTTCTCTTAATCTTAAATTTTCTGTTTCAAGACCTTTTAATCTCATATTAAACTCAAACTCTAAAGCCATTAATTGTTGTTTAGCTTGTATTTCTTGTTGTAGCTTTTGCAACTCAAGCTGAGCTTTTAGTTGTTCTAACTGGGCGTCAGACTGTGTTACTGCTTGTTGTTTTTGAACTTCCATCTGTGCAGCTGCTTGCTGTTGCTGTGCGTTTGCTTGTGCTTGAGCTTGTATGTTTTGTTGTTTCATCAACTGATCTTGTTCTATCTTTTTACTTCTACGTATTTTTAAAACTTGATTAGCTAATTTAACACTACTTATCTCTCTAATATCTATAGCATCTTCTAAATCTATAGTTTGTTGCTGTAAAGACATTTGTATATTGTTTTCAAGCATTGCTTTTTCTTCTTCATCAGGCATGAGCTCTATAAATATACCAAAGTCATAAAGATGTAATTCAGACATTTCTTCAAGTGTAGCAATGTTATGAACACCTATGCTTTGTATAAAAGCTTCTTTTGTTGGTGAGTATTCTATAATATCAGATATTCTAAGTGATAGTTGTTCTGCAACTTCTGCTGTTAAAAATAAACCAGAGTCTAATATATGTCTTGTAGCTGTATTACTATTAGCAGCTGCTATTTTCTGTATACCAACTAAAGCCCTATCATCTGGCATGCTACCATCTCTAGCTTCATTTAATCCGGTTACATCACGTATCATTTGCATGTAGTAATTATAGTTACCTATAAGTGCTTGTATTTTATTACCTCCACTACCAGAAGTTATTTCTTGTATTGGTACTTTACCAGGATTCATATCACCGTCTTGCGTGAAAGACCTACCAATAACACTACCAGTTTGAAAAAACATATTCAAAGCTTCTTGCGGATTATAATTAGTACCATTACCTAAATCTATTTCAGCAAGTCCATCAGCGTCTAAATAAACACCATCAGGTATCATACGCGACATTACTTGCTGTAACTTTAAATGTGTAAGCTGAATCATATCAGCAAAACCAGTAATTCTTTTTACTAAAGAGTCTATATTTCCTTTATACATACGAGGCGCTACTATACTGTAATTCATTTTTACTTTAGTATAATTACTTTTTGGCCTCATCATGTTTTTAGCCATCTCCCATTTCAAAAGCTTATTGGTACCAACAACCATAGCGCCTTCAAATAAAACTTCTATAACCCTGTTTAGTCTAGAAAAATCACCTTCCATACCTTCAGGTGGATTAAATTGATCGTCTTTTTCTATAGCTTTCTCACCGCCAGTACTTGTTTCTTTTACTTTGTACACTTCGTTCATATAAGTTTTATAATTAAAATATAAAACTTGTACTTTGTTATTGTCAAACTCGTCATAACTGCTAGCATTTTTATAAGAGTTATTAGTGTATAAAGATCTAGAGCTAATAATTTCTTCTAAATCAGAGTCTTCTAAATATGGAAACTGTTTAGCTAGTTCGTTAATAGGTATTGTTTTTATTTCACCAACATAATATATATCTTCAAAATAAGGTGATTCTGTATAGGAATAAACTAAATCAGCTGGATCAACATATTCTATTGTAGCACCTTCAGATGTAGTAAAGTTAGTTTTAACAGCGCCAATACCTAATACTGTTAAATCTCTATAAAATCTTTTTTTAATTAAATCGTATCTACTACCATCCATTAAAACATTTATAGCTTGTTCTTCTGCTATTTCTACAGCTTGTTTGTATGAAAGCTGCATATGTAAATCTAACTCTTCTTGAGTTTCTGGTAATTCGTTTGGATTGTTTTGATAAAGATTTATATCAAAGTTTTGCTGAACAAAGTCGTTCATTTCTTGAGTACGCATATCATCTAATATAGACTGCATGTATTCAGTCCTTTTTGCGATACCGTAAGGGTCTTGTGAATATGCTTTTATGTTGTACGCTCTTTCTGATATGCCGTTTACAACTATATCTACAAACTTAGGTATTATAGGTACAGGTGTCCAGTCTAAATTTAAATAACTTAAGTCGCCATTTATAGATAATTCATCTTTGTATTTTTGTATTGATTGATTACCTTCTGCATATAATCTTAATCTATGATAATCATTATAATGCTTGTTATATCTATTAATACTATTATCTTTGTTAAACCATTCGTGTTCTATAGCTTTAGCAACTTTCAACCCATAGTCATAGCTAATTTTTTCAGCATCACTTACAACTTGACTCGGGAAATAATTGTTAATATACTCTGCCATCTGTTATTTTATTATTTTAGATGTATTACCAGTATTAGTATATCTAGCAATACTTATGTTTAATTTATCTTTTTGAATTTTAGCATTTGGCCTATATAAATTTCTATTACAAGCCATAACAGCTAATCCAGAACTTATTGTTGCGTCAAACTTAGTTCTTTTAGTTATATCAAATCTAGCCCAATCATTTAGTGTTTTATTAAAATATATGTTACCATAAACACCTTCTTCTAAATGGCCAACATGTTGTTGTATATACATTTCAATAGCAGCAGCGTGAGCTTGTTTTATATCTTCACTAGAGTTTGGTATGCCACCTATTTCTTTTTCTGTAGTTGATAATTTATTCCAAATTTTATCTGGTCTATTCATGCTATATCCTCTATAACCTCTACGTCTTAAATGGTATAACAATCTAGGTTTATTGTTTTCTGCAAGCAATGGCATGCCGTAAAAAACTAGTGCCATTAAAACATCTTCAAAAAATATTTCTGCGGTTTGTGGTCTTGCTATATATTCTAAGAAAAAATGATTAGGCGGTGCGTCTTCCATGCTAAATTTAGTTAAGCCGTGTAAAGCACCATTAGAACCTTTACCATCTACAGTACCTGATATATCGTAACTATCACAACCAAAAGCACCCATGTGTTCGTTAGCTGGGTACTTAATACCGTTTTTACTTATTATTTTATTTTGCAAATGACTAGGTGGAAACCAACTAACATTAAACCTACCTTTTGGATCTGGATAAAATATAACTTGCGTATCTTTTACACCGTTAACCCATTGAAAGTTACCAGTGTTAACATTGCCTTGTGCACCAATACCTTCGTTGTAATCTATTTGTTCGTATATCTTAACTAAATTAAATATACTATTTTTTGCTTCATCTCTAAACGCATGCTCTTCAGTTCTTGGAAACTGCCTGTAAAACTCGTTTAAAGCATCTTGATCATTTTTTAAACCTTCAGCTTCGTTATTCCAGTGATCAATTATGCCATAATCTATTAACTCGCCATCTGGCCCGAAGACATCATTATCAGGCATATGATAGACTGGTTGTCCGTATTCGTCAATAAATCCTTCATAGTTCCATTCCATTGGGACAAAAAGAGAATATAAACCAGACTTTGTCTGTCCATTACGGTTTCTTTTTGTAACGTCCGAATCATAGTATAATTTTTTAAAGTTATCACCCCCTTTGTCTAAAGAATTACTAGTGCTACCCATCATGCACTTACCTATAATTCTACTACCAAGCCTAAGACAAGTTTTAGTTACCCGCCAGTTGTTTAATATATTATCCGGTCTTTCCCATTTACCACTTTCATCGTGTACTAATAAAGCTAGCTTTTCACCATCATAACTGTTATCACCAGTATTTTTCCAGTCAATAGTAGTATCAAGTCCAACCAAGTC